GTTAATTTAGTCATTTGTTTAATACCTTTGTTTTTTGATTGAGGTGTAACTATGGGCCTTATCTTATAGAAAGTAAACCTTTTTGTTAATTAAATCGCAAAATAAGTTAAAAAAGATTAAATTTCTCCGATTCGCCATTCTTGATCTTTAATCTGAGCCTTCAGATCGCGCTGAAACTGTATGACTTCATCGCGGTTAAACTTAGGCGAAGCCCTCCAAGCCAGTCTTTCCATGGCCTTAACCCTTCGCTGGCCGTAAGCGTCAACCATCCACTGCCTGTAGCGCAGGACATAATGCGCCTGCTTCATACCCCACAGGTTGCACGATGGGCACTGAGGGTGAATGTTTTCTTCAAATAACTTAAAAACAGTTCTGCCTCTGGGTATAAAGTGACCGCCCTGCATAGCCTTATAATGGTCTACCTTCCCACAGGTAACGCACTGGCAGTATCCGTTGTCATCGCTGGCCTTGAGCCTTACAAGACGTTGTAGGAGCTTTGCCGCTGCTTCTACTTCCTGCGCGACTGTTTTTAATTTACGTTTCGCCATATTCAAGCTCAAGTAGCAATTCGCAATAGTGAATAATTTTCTTAATGTCTTCTGCACCATTTTTGGTGCGATGTCTGCTGACATATTTAACAATACAGCCATCAATAAATGGTAGTTTATTCATCGTGATATAAACTATCGGCTGGATAGCCAGCTTGTAATGATCCCCGCCTTCTTGCTTCTCTAATGCTCCCATGTCGTCTCCATGTTAGTCAGTAATACTTTCTCAGGATTGTTAAGATCGCAGCGAGGACAAATACCATAAGCGTAATCATCATCGCTAACCCAATACTCAAGACTACGGCCGCAGTCGCAAAAAGCCCGCGTAACCGTAAGGCTAAATGTTGGAAAATCAATGACATTACTCATTCAACGCCTCTACTTTTATCTTAACCCTAGAGTCTTCACCATTCTGCTTGTGATAAACAACCGCAGTCATAGATCGTTCTGCTCCGTAGCCAGAATCTGAGTGCCAGCTATCTGTGGCGGTGAGACTGCCCCAATGTTCAAAGTGCATAGAACCAACTTCTCTGGATACATGGTGATGAATATGACCTAAATGGCAGTAGCGGTTTTTAGATTGACTCCACTCGTCATCAAGGTTTCGGATAACAGTTTGCAATATTTGCTCATGCTTCATCCTATCCCCGTGATGGAAAACAAATAGATTGTTGTGCCACTGGTAATGGATGAACTTAGAATAATTTTGCAATACGTTTACGCGCTTATCCTTGCTGTAAAGCAACTCCAAGCAGCTAGAAAGGTGACAAGCCATATCAGAATCATGGTTGCCTCTAACATTGATAACCACTACTTCCTTATGAGTCTCTAACATCTTGTCAATTAATATCTGGAACAACCTGCCAGCCAGCTTAAAGGTCTTACCAATACGAGTATCAACATCAACTGGCGTTCCTTTAGTCGTAGTATTGGCGCTGCTATCGGCATGGAAAAAATCACCCACGTTTAACAATACACCGACTTCGGCATTGCCTACGCGTTTTGACAGTTTAGCTGTTGCATCTAGCAATATTTGTGTCGCTATTTTGACATCCCAGTCATCATCATCAACCTTGACCTCACTGTCAGCTAACATTCCGAAGTGATGGTCACCGACCATATACATCGCAAGGTAATCTGCGTTCGTATCTTTAGGGGATTTAGAAGGCTTTTTAAAGCCAGTAAGATCGTCTTTAATGCCTTCCATTACGGCATCAAGCTTCTCTCTCATATTACGCTTTTCAGGCTCTTGAATTACCCACTGGAGTGCAATCTCGCCTTCAGAATTATAAGCAGTGGATACTCGCTTCGCCTCAAAGCCTTGCATTGTTTCGCGGTCAACACTTCGATGTGGCGCTACAGCCTGAGTTGCTGCCCTAGCCTCTAGCCTCTTGAGCATGATATCTATATTGCGCCTACTTGTGCCTAACTTCTTGGACGCTTTATTGTTTGATCCGCATTCGATTACAGCGTTTAACACTTCAATGTGACGTGGCTGCGTGGCAAATTCTAATAAGACTCTTGGGTCAATTTTTGAGATGTTATCTCTCCTGCTTGTTCAGTAGCTCGGCATACTCGCTATCTGCGGGTATAGGAAGAAGTATCTTTTGCTTCTCGGCCCAATGATACACTTGATCCAAAAATCGCACCATTTCGCCTTTAGTTAACTTGCTTGTGCTTTTTATTTGTTCAGCAATATTAACTTTCTCGCCAATAGAATAACTCTCTACCCCTAAAAACCTTTGTTTTAAAAAGAGTTTCCAGACATCTTCTGGCTTTCCGTATTCTACCTTGTGGCCCTTCTTTGCCATCTTTACCGCTATCTCTTTGTACCAAACGTGAGATAAAGCGTTCTGGCTAGTGCTTCTAGGGTTTTCGTATTTCTGCACTTTAACGACCAGCGGAGCAGTGAAATCCCAACCCTCTATGCGCTTCAATATAGATGGCAACTTTCTTTCAATCTCTGCCGCGCTTTTGATTAATACAAAATCTCCCTGAGTACCCATTAGCGCCACTCGTTATATTCACGAATGGTTATCGGGGGTAGCTTCAACCATTTTTGAGAAAGTCTTTCTGATTTCGTCCCTAAGCGAGAACACAGCTTTATTCTGTTTAAAGCGTTTTTGTTTTCAATTTCTGTCATTACCGATTCGGCTATTTTATTTTCACGCATCATATCGACAAACCAATGCTTTTTGGACATTCTGTCGGCTGGAGCTAAATGCTCAATTAGGCAAAAAGGTTCCGCGTACAACCTGCCTTTTATTGTTTCTCGTGCGACTCCACCGTATTTGCAATTCTTGATTGTCCACTCAGCATATTGGTTGTAGGTGTAGCTCTCGCCCTCAACAAAATACTCATGGTCTCCTTTAAACTCTACTTTCCTGATTTCGTTAACCTGCCCCATATTTCAACTCCCCGTCCCAAAAAAATCCGTATCTAGTTAAATAAAATTGCTCCATCATTATTTTTTCTTCGCCAAATAAAAAACTAACATCAGTCATGCCCTCATCAATCGGCCTACTGCGTATGCTAGATGTTCTTTTTTTGTGCCTAGCCGCAAACTCTGCCTCTTGTGATTTTTGTAAAGTTTTGGCTCCATTACCTGCCTTTTCAGCATTATTGAGCCAAGTAAGACAAAAAGTTTCAATACCTTTTTTTGTCTTGCGCTTTTTAGGATTAACGTCACACCATAATTCCATCTTCACCAATTCGCGGTCAACATCAACCTTGCCACGAAAATGAGTTTTCCATTTAAGAACCAAATCATCCGCTGGCTCCCAATTCTCGCCATCATTTAATAACATAAAACGCTCCTATGCGTGTTTTGCGAATTCGCCATGAACTTCTAAACGGTATTTACTAACGGCCATAGCCGCATCTTCTATGTTTTCGAACAGCCCTAGATGCTTGTAAACGCTATTAGTCTTAACTTTAGCTTGCCACTTATTACGCAACTTATTAAATGTTACGCCCTTATAACCTGACGTATTATTAGCGTTTAACGCTCTATTGTGCTGATTCTGACTTGCAGTAGCTTCTCGTAAATTCTCGATGCGATTGTCTGTCTTAACCCCATTTATATGATCGAGTACTTCAGGTAGATAGCCATGATGATAGAGATAAATAAGTCTGTGAGCTAGATAGGTTTTTTGCTTAAAGTGAATATGGATATAGCCTTTACCAGATATACAACCAGCCGCCCTACCAGTAAACCCTTTATTACTTTTAATCCAGATTAATTTACCATCTTGATAATCAAAGTATTCTTTTAACATGCCTTGGAATGTTTTATCTTTCATTGTTATCCCCTTTTGGTTTTTTAACTAATTTTTTATCTTTGACACCAAATATTTTATCAAAGTTAACATCAAACTTAGCCTTGTCAGTTGGCCTTTGCTTATCACCTTTGCTCACTTTATCTCCTATGGTTCGGCAAGCCTCACCTTGTATTAATGATTAATTATTTTTTATATACTAATTTAAAGACGATTTAACCCTTTTACTACAGTTAATAGTAAATTAAAGATCAAAGGGCTAAAGCAGCTTTGCGATTAATTCGTATTCGTATCGAATCTCTAATCTATCCATTTGCAGAAATCGATCTGCATCTGGGGCCATGTCTGGAGGGTCAACCACGCTCTGATGTTTAATTTAAAGAGTTCATCAGCCTCAAGCCCGAATACTTTTTATATTTAAAGTCATTTATCACTTAAAGTAAACTAAATTGTAGAGCTTACTTATAATTAAAAGTTATAAAGTCATTGATTGTTATATCTAAAGCTAATGTTACTAATTGAATAGTATGCAGCTTCATATTCTTATTAGATCGCCATCTTAAAATCTGTTGTGGTGATGTA